TTTATTGATCTGGCGAAAGAGGTTGAGGACGGCCTGGACTGGTTCCAGAGAAACATCCTGCACCTTAAAAGGAAGTTGCTGTCACCGCTCATGCAGGGGTTAAAGACGGGGACGGGGATAGGAGAGTTGGTATATGAGGAGAAACGGCGTACGGTATATCGCTATGCTACACCGGAAGAGGAAAAAGACCCGGCCATCCACAAGTACCCGCTCCCCAAAACGAGCACGAAGGGCATAAAGTACGTCCAGCAGTTATATGCAGGGCCGAACTTCTATCCGGTATCGAGGGAAGATTTCATCCTGTCGTCGGATGCCACGGAGATTGAGGATGCCTATTTGGTCGGAAATAGGTTTTATCTGCGCAAAACGCAACTCGAATCCAGGGTGCGGCAGGACCTATACGATAAAGAACCGGTGGAGAAGATTACGGCCCCGGACCAGTATAGCGATCAACGGAAGGGCCGGGCGACCATTGACAAGAAGGAACTTGATACGGTTCCCTACACCGATCCATACGAACTGTGGAAACTCTGGTTAAGGTATGACGTTGATGAGGACGGGGAGGAGGATGATATCATGGTTGTCTATCATCCGTCCAGCGGCCAGATTTTGAGGGGGATATACGCGCCCCTGTTCTCGGGGATGCGCCCGTACACGAAGTTTATCTTCTATCCGAAAGAATTTAGTTTCGACGGCGAGGGTATAGTTCAGATTCTTGAACACCTCCAGGTCACTTTAGATACACTGGTGAACCAAATGATTGACCGCGTTACCCAGATTAACGCGCCGATCCTATTCACCAGGGAGGGTTGCGGACTTGATGGTGTTAAGTCGCTTACGCCGGGTCGCGTCTATCCCCTCGCCGACACCCCCAAAGATGCCGTTCAGGAGTTCAGGTTCAGCGACGTGACGATTTCGCTGTCGAATGAAATCCAATGGATTGTTTCGATGATGGACAGGGCCGTAGGGGTCACGCCCATATCCTTGGGAATCTCGACGGCAGAGAGGCCGGTAGCTAAGGACACATTCGCACAACAGGAGGAGACGAATAAGAAGTTCGCCTTCGGAACCGACAACTTGCGCGATTGTATCACGGAACTTGGATATAAAATTCTTGAGTTCATCGCCCAGTATCAACCCAACTTTGAATATCACAAGGCGGGGGATAAAGGAATGCCTGAGACGAGGACGGTTCAATTCCCGGTGGAATACATCAGGGATGCGTTCGAGATTGAACTGGCGGCCTCCTCCGAACTCTTGAATAAAGAGGTCCGGCGCGAAATCTTCATGCAGGTATATCAACTTCTAAGTGACTTTATGACGAAGATCGGTGGGATGGCGCAAATGATAACGTCGCCGCAAGTCCCAAGTGATTTCAAGAAAGTCCTGATTGACGGTTCAAATAAGAGCGTTCTAATTCTCAATAAAATTTTGGAAAATTTTCCAGACATGAAAGATTCCAAAAACTTGATTATGGATGTTACCGAGGTGATTGATACGAAGAAGATGATACAACAGTCTGCGGATATTATTGCGGAGCAACAACAGGCGGCGCAGGCACAGGCGCAACAACAGGGTCAGGGGCCGCCCCCGCAGGAGATACCACAGAACGCCCCACTCGCATCGCCGGAACAAATGCTCATGCCGCAGGGCCAATGACATGGACGATGCACTCAAGAGGAAGATGGCTCAGGAACTATCCGGCATTGAACAGACTACCTTCTGGGATGAATTCTTGAAGGCTATACGGGGCCATAGGAAATACTATTCGCAGACGCTTGAGAAAGAGTCCGTGGAGAGGGAGATTGCGAAGGCTCAAGGGAGCATATTTTCAATAGATAGGATTATTAGATTACCGCGCGAATTGACGGGGCGAGATAACGCCCCTGACGATAAGGAGTAAATAGAGTATGGCTGAAGAAGAAGGGACACCGGTAGCAACCGTTACCGCCCCAGACGCAACGCCAAAGGCCGAGGACAAGTGGACGGGGAAATCCCCAGAAGAACTTGTCTCGATGCTGAAAAACCAGGAAGTTATGATTTCCAAGCAGGGAAACGACATCGGAGACCTGCGCAATGAGATCGTAAGGTCTAGGGAAGAACAGCGTCTGGCGCTTGAGCAGGATCGAAGGCAGAGGGAGTATGTGCAACCGCAGTATTTCCCTCAGCAACCGAGTTACCAGCCGCCGGACGAGAAACAGTTTGACTATGAAAGGCCGGTTACGAGTGTTAATACACTTGTTGACAGGAGACTTCAGGCCGAACTTGATAATCGTGAGGCGGTTCGACAACAGTACGAACAAAAGATGAATTGGGAAAGGGCCGTATCCAGTTACGCCAAGGGGCGCGACAAAGTATTTTCAAAGAAAGACCCGCTCTACGAAGGGATTGAACCGGCAGTAGAGAACCTTGTCCAGCAGACATTCATGGGCGGTAAAATGCCCATTGAGGATTTGCGGGATGAGGAGACGTGGGAAACTGCGGCTCAGATTATTCGCCTGAAACGTAAGGAATACGAGAAGGTGAGTAGGCCCAAGACACAACCGGTAAGTGCGCCATTCGGAGAGGTTTCTGCTCAGGTAAAGGATTTTGGGGGCGGTGGAACCATGCCGGATTTCGATGAAGGGGCAGATGCCATGATTCGGAATCTGGGGGCCGCCGCAGGGATTAAAAACAGAGAACAAGCGGCGGAGGCACTCCGGGGCGGCAAGGAGAAAAAGTAACATGGCTGAATTTCTTAAAGACATTCACATAGTTGACCTTAACCGTTCCGTGATTGACGAGGAAAAATCCGACAAGAAAAAGAATAGGTTCGTTTTCAAGAAGAGGGTCTATATTGCAGATGCGGATTACAGGGATGCCCAGACGCGCCCACCCTATAAGTTTGAGTGGGCGGCATTAGACAAGATCGGTCATTCCGACCCGGACGGGGATTCTTCCGGAGTACAGACATATTTCGGCATGGGATATGATTTCGTGACCAAGGATGACCCGTATTACCCGGAAGGGGCGACCAGAAATTCTGAGGGGCACTATGTTTTCAAGGACGCGATTTTGATGAAGTGCGATTTTGGCGCATGGCTCAAGCGTCGGGCCAGAGACATTGACAGATCGAATAAGGCTCCGAAGAGGACGCGCGATGCGTTCCTTAATGCGACGGTTGATGATGAGACCGGCGAGAAGTTGGGTTTTTCCAAAGATCAGTTAAAAGATATGGTTTGAGTCGTTTCCGCCGAAAGATAATTTCGGAGGAGAAACATGGCTACGATGGGTTTTCAACCCTATGACACAGCGGGTGTTCGGACCGTTCACCTCCCTTCTTACACCACGGGTAACTTTGCAAAGGGAGATGCGGTTTATCTTAATGCCGGGGTCGTTACCAAGGCGGCCAGCGGTATTACGGTTTGCAGTATTTTTGGGGTCGCGGCTGGCAATGCCCTTACGAGCGGAACGGTTCCGGTTTATGTTGCCGATCCTACTACGGTGTGGGTTGGTACGGTTGATGGTACGAGCGTGGAGGGGACGGTGGGCGAGAACTATGGATTAAATATCACGTCTGGTGATATGTCTATTGCTCAGTCGCTTACGACCAATACGTTGGTTAGGATTATTGATGTTCATCCCGCCGATGGCTACAAGGCATTGGGGAGAGTTCTTTTTTGTTGGAAAGCCACGGCTATTCAGGGTGACGGGGCGGCTGACTAAGGGAGATGAACAATGAGTGATTCAATTATTCGCGTAAATTTTGATGGTTCTACCAACAAGGAACTCTTTAAGAAGTTGATTGAGGGTATTTTTGACAATACCGACAGGGAGGCACTTAAAGAGTACCCGAATATGTTCAAAACTCATAATTCTAATGAGGAATATATTCGGAAATTAAGGATGGCTGGCCTGCCCCTCGGCGGCGAGGTAAAAGAAGGCGAAGGAATTCCTATCTATGCGCCTAAGTACGGCCAGACGAAGGATTGGACTCAGAAGAGTTTCGGCCTCGGGTTACGCATTACTGACCGCATGAAACGGTTCAATAAGTGGGATCTGATGGCGAAATTCACAAGGAGTCTGAAGAAATCTCAGGTTGAGACCAAGGATGTTGAGTTAGCTAAGGTGTGGAATAACCTGACGGCTACGACTTATGCCGATTGCTATGACGGCGAGGCCATCGGGTCTGCGTCCCATGATTGTTTGGATGATAAGGTTACGCAGTATGACAACCTTCTGTCTGCGGCCCTGAGCAACGCGAGCCTTGAGTCCGCGTTGAACTATTTTGATTATATGTATGACGATCAGGCACAGATCATAACCGCCAAACCCGATACGCTGTATGTAAACTACAGTTATAGGATTCCGGCGGCCAAGATTCTGCGGTCTGATAACGTGTCGGGGGAAATGTCCAACACGCTCAACGTGTTCCCGGATTGGAGTCTCAAGACGTTTGTGTACCACCGCCTGACCTCTACTACGGCGTGGGGGCTTCTCGCCAAGAACGACGAGAACTTTGACGTAAACGTTTGGACGGCCCTTGAACCCGATTTGAAGGTTAAGGACTCGCCCGACCAGACGAGAGACACTATCGTTGACTCGCTTCAATATTTCACATACGGCGTGGGAGATGCGAGAATGGTCTATGTTGGGAACGTTTGAAAATTAGTTAGTTAGGTACTTGGATACCTTAGAAGTAAGAAACGGGGGACATCGCCAAGGGTGTCCCCCTTTAACGCGATCACGCAGGACCAACGAATGAGAAGTCGTACAGCGGATCGAGAGGATTAAATTGAGTACATTTCCTGATGGTGTTTTTCAATACGGGGGCGAACCCGTGGGCGGAGCAAGATTCTCTAGTCCATGGGCAACCTCTTGGTTTGTTGATGGTACAAGTGGATATGACGGATTTGATGGTAAGGCTCCAGATAGAGCTAAACTTACGGTCCAGGCCGCATTGACGGCGGCTGGTCGTGGCGATGTTATTTATGTTAGGCCACTTGATTATGACACGGATCGTTCAGATGTCCTGAAATATAGTGAAACTCTTACTGTCCCTTATGCGACAGAGGACCTTTCACTTATTGGTGTTGCAAATACGAATCCTGGGAATCCGAATTATGGTGTCAAATTGCAACGGACAACGGTAGACACAACGTATTGTCTTACCGTTAATGCTCCGGCATTTCACATTGAAAACGTGTGCGTTCGTTCAGAGGGTTCTCTCGGTGGGGGGGTTCATTTTTATGGAGTAGGGACTAGTGACTATCCGACGTATGCTGGTTCTTGCGGCCCGACGATGAATAATGTTGTACTGCGCGGCGGTAGATATTCCGTCCGGATTTCTGGTGGGTATGCCGCCTATATTGCGAATTGCCGATTTGAGGGTGGTTCCGGGCAGTATAGTTCTCTTGTTCTAAACGGGAATGATTTTCCTCAACGAAGAATCCACGTTCGTGATTGTTACTTTGGCGGGTTTAATGGTGCGGCAATTGCCGAAGCCTATATTCGTGTTTATAGTAACACGGACTTGCTTATTCAGAGATGCGTGTTTGGAATCCTTCCTACTGGCACTGCTTACATCAATGCCACGGGAGTAAACCTTGGAATAATTGCTGATTGTTACTTTGATAATGCCGATGCGGTACTTTCCAGCGCAATCATCAAGGGTGGTCTTACGGCAGTTTCTTGCTTTGATGAAAAGGGTATTATTGCCTAAGTTGTGTTGAGTTTCAATGGAGAGGGGCGAAAAAATTCGCCCCTACTCTAATCTAATCGGAGGTTCGATGGCGAACATCATAATCCAAAAGCCGGACACTTTCGGAAAAACCCGTTCTGAACAAGAAAAGAACCTTCGTTCCGAGGGGATGAAAAGTCTTTCGGATGAACAACTTGATAAATGTATCTGGCTTGAGAAAAAACACAAAGATAAAACAGGTTCGAAAAAGAACTTTTTCGGTCAAGGGGCCATTGGTGGAAAGAGCGATATAAAACATGAGTCCGATTTTTGATTTTGCCTGCGTGAAATGCGGACACCACGAAGATGATGTTATTGTTTCCAGAGACGGGGTTGAAAAGATGTGTCCGAATTGTGATTTTTTTATGAAGAAAAAACCAAGTAGGTTCCATCCGATTTTCAATGGCTCGGGTTGGACGCCTAATTTTGGTTCTAAACGAGGAGAAACATGACTGAATTAATCACGATTTCTACGCTTAATGAAAAGCTCAAAGAGATCGAGGCAAGATTTAATGAGGTTACGAGGAATCTGGTTCAGGCGCGGGATGAGCAGATCAGGCTCCGGGGAGAGTTCGACGCCCTGACGAAACTGAAGGCGGAAATGGAGAAAAAAGACGAGGTGAAAGATGGCTAACGATATTACGAAAAATCCAATTTACATTAATGTGGTTGGCGTTGTGATGACGACACCGCTTCGGATCAAGAAGATCGTACTTGCTCCG